CAGAAATTGGACAAGCAATGGCAGACGGTCACACTGTCATAGCAGTTTCTGGTGATGATTCAGTATGTGCTTGGGGTACCTTATCAACTGTAGTGGCGACTGAGGCGGATCAATCTCAATTCGACCACACACAGGATCAAGGACCCATGCTGCACTTTATGCGCCCATTTCTTGAACACCTAGGATTTCCGGATTCTTTCATCTCCCTAGCTTACCAAGCATGTTCTTCAGGCTATCGCATTAACAAAAAACGATTGTCAGTGAAAGGTGAGGCGGGCGTACAAATGCCGACCGGCATTACAACGACCACTTCTTTCAACTCTATGAGTACACTGATGATGTATTTTTGGGCCCTAATGAACTTCGGTAGGATAGGAGTCGATTTGAATCTGGCAGGGCTCGAACTAGGTTTCAAAGTGAAGGTAGCACACAGACATAGGATAGACACCGCGACCTTCTTGAAAGGATGGTTTCAATTCAATGGCCTGAGCTATCAGTGGATTCCCCTTCCATCCGCGATATTGAAAATCGGCAAGCTTTTACGTGATCCCGTCGAGATCACGACAGTAAAAACAGCACGTGGGAAGAAACGCGTTTCCCGATCACAGGCTATCAAGATGTGCGCGACGGCTCTGGCGTCGTCCTACGGGACGGTTCCAAGGTCATACCCTATTCTTGGTGAGTTTCTTTACACGATGCATCGACTGGGTATAGCACCCACAAAACAGCTGAACGATCTTCAGGAATCATGGAAACCCTGTCTCACTGGGGTGTACATAGATCGTTCCTGCTGCCTCGAAGCAATTTACGAACGCTACGGCATCAGTCGTGCTGAAGTGGAATCTTTTGAAAAATTGCTCGCGAGGGTCAGCAGTCTTCCGGCATACATTGAATCCTCAGTGTGTGATCGGTTATGTGACACGGACTACTGACGCATGGCGTCTGTCCGGGCAGCAGGGCGGTCGCGAGACTTCCCGGGGAACGTAAGCGCTCCCCCCCTTAAGCCAGCTAGTACAATAAAACTACGACTACTCATTTACGAACACATGTCTAAAAATAATCAGCAGAAATCAAAGAACACGAAAAAAC